CTACCTAAGATAATAAATTCTAGACGAGCTAGGTCTGCCGCTCTGTCCACCAAGAAATCAGCTACTTCTAAAGCTGAAGAATGCCAGTATAAAAGATACCAAAGATAATACATCGCATTAGGGAAATTAGTCTGCGTCCATTGTGTAGGTGCAGATTTATACTCCACAACCTGTGAAAATCCAGGTAATGTTTCTAGTCTTTTGCATACATCGAAGAAGACCATATGAGTTCCGTGCAATGTACCTGTTGATTCAGCACGGATATAGGCTTCATCTCTCTGATGCCAACCAATGAATTGGATGTTATGCCGTTGCGTTGCCGTCACAGGAATTGCGTCATCCCACAGCATCATTAAGCATCCATCGGGATATACATTTCTAGGCATAGCTTGTAGAAAGTCTATGGCAATTTCTTGCCCTGTCCTAGTTTGCATATGATTCACAATTTGGAAAGAAGTAATAGATTCATCGGCAAGAGAGTTAGGATCATGTATATAAACAGGAACTGCCATTATATGCTCTTTGCCGAAATCCCCTCCCGTCACACGTAACTTAACGTATCTGAACCCTACAGTAAATCTAAGAGTAACCACAGCAGCATTAAGACCGCCAGATACTACCACCCCATCTGCAGGATCCCAGGCATAAGAAGTAACAGTTGTCAGGGGAGGGGTAAGAGGAAGACTAAAAGCAAAACTCTTAGATCCATCCATCGTAACTGTATGATATCCACCTACAGCTGTCGCCGCAACACCAGTTCCTGCATTTGCTTTAGGGATAGGTTTTTCTACTCTGCCAAAAGCAGGATAATAGGTATCTTTGTTGATGACGGCCCCAAGCATCCAAGGAATCTTAGCCCATACCCTAAATTCATCCCATACTGTTACATAGCAATTATCCGGAACGGTTGCTTGGCCGTCTTCAATACCTTGCGAATATCTAGACACAATCATCACATTAGTTGGAAAATCTACATCCATTTGGATGTAACGGATACGGCCCAACTCTGTACCCAACGGAGCAGCTCCGAAGGTAACAGTCATCCCATTGATGAGCTGTGTATAATTTCCCAAAGTTACATTGTCAAAGACAATGCGATACTGTGGGTAGACAGCGGCATTTCCACCCCAATTTACCTGCGCTTGCATGATCGGTTTAGGTTTATGAAGATATAATCTAAGTGTCATATTTATGCGTCCGACAATTGTACTAAGTTACAAATTCTGATAATAACACCACGAGCAAAGTAATTTTCCCAAGAAGCAGGTGGTCTTTGTGCTACACCATTATAGCGATGATAAGCATAAAGATCATCACGAGTCCATATGGTGACGGCAGCAGACTTAGCTGTATGAAGACCTAATGGCGTCAGAACTGTTAAGAGCTGAGCTGCATCTTCTATCACACTGTAAGTCCACTCTACATAAAGCCCCTGATCTAGAATACTACCATCTCCCATCAAAGTACGACGAGTAGCCAAAACGCCAGTACTCATAGGTTGAAGGGGTACTTTAACCAGAGCAGCCGTAGCTCCATTGAATCCAGGCAAGACTTTATATTCACTCATTAGGCTACCTTCGCTACTTTCTTCAACACCGTTAGTAGACGAGATTCAAACTCTTCCCCAAGTGCAGATACAGACTGTCCTGCCGAAGCATTGATTACGATTGCGCCTTCTTCAACTTTGATGCTAACAGCACCAGATTGTAATGTATTGCCCATCCCACTAATCATAGGAGCTTCTGCCGTCTTGCCTGTCCATACACCCATATCTACACCAGCAGCATTAACAAGACCTGAAGTTGTTGCCGGAGCATCTGGCGATGACGGCAGCAAGTCCGTCTGGGGTTGTGGCATGAGAGGGATTGCAGTTTCAAGAGCATCTATCAATGGCCCCAGAGCAATGAGCTCATTATTTAGATATCCAATACTAGCATCCAGTCTTGCTACTTCTTCAGGAGACGTAGATGGATCATTGCGCTTTAGAGACATCGCAGCTTTACGAGCTTCAATATCCAAATAGGCATCTTTCTTTAGAAATAGCTCATGTTCCTTAAGAGCAATGTTTCTAGCTCTACGATCAGCTTCCATCCATTGTCCATTTTGGAAACCGAGATCAAGCATTTTCTGACGATGCTCTTCATCTAACTTATCTCGTTCTGCTTGCGCTTGCGTATTGATCTGCGTCATACGCAACCCATGAACTCTATCAAGTTCTAGAAGTTGATTGTTATGATGAGTGAAATCACGTTGCAAGCGAATCCCACGATCAATGTCTTCTTCAGTCATACGATCGATATGAGCTTGCTTCATCTCATTCAATCGTTCAAGATCTTCAGCGGCAGTTTCATCTGCTCTTTCCTGCGCCGCTACTTTTTGATCTTCTAACTGTTGAGCATGGGCGGCATTCGCATCGGAGAGTCTAAGTTCGTGCGCTGCATTTTCTTCCGCAATTTGCTCAGCGAGGTTCTCAGTAATTTCAGTCTTACGCTTTTCTGCCGCTTTTTCATTTTCAGTAAGCTCTTCCTGAAGCCCTTCTTTTTCCTTAGCTATTTTAAGGTCAAGAGCTTCTTGCGCTTCCTTTTCTTCGCGAGCAAATTTCTTTTGCTCCCAGAAGATAGCAGCGGCATCTAGATGGGATGCAGCTTGCAAGATACTTTCGTTGTGCGCCTTCGCAGCTTTAGCCCTGTCCCTGCCGAACTCTTCTTCCATCTCCGTTAACTTCTCGGCAGAATCCTTTTTAGCATCTTCTTGCTTTTCAGCCAGATCTTCATCTACTTCTTCGATGTCATCAGCAGCATCTTCTTTAAGATCTTTTATTCTTAAGCCATGATCACGTTCCCACTTCTCTATATCTTGGGCATGATCGCGATTGGCTTTAGCAATGCTCTTACCTAAATCTTCCCAAATTTCTGCTATTTGTTCGGCAGAATCTGCTTGCGCTTTCGCAATATCTTTAGCAAATTCAGCTTCATCTCTAGCACGCTTGCGAGCAAAATCTTCAGCTTCTTCAGCTACCTGTTGCTGATAATCTCGCTCTATATCTTTCCTACGATCAGAATACTCTTGATTCTCTTCTAGGATAGCCGCATTTGTTTCTGCTTCTATATTTCTGCGAGCAAGTGAAAAGCTACGAACTTCCGCTTCCTGATCATCTGATAATATATTTTTCTTAGGTTGGTCATCATATGTTCCACTACCAGGAGTAGGATCTTTATAGCCACTTCGTCGCTGTTCAATGACGTTGATCACGGCCAGAGTTCTATTAGCTTTCCTAATCGTATCTCGAGCTTCTTCCAGTCCATCAGATATTCCCAATGCAGCTTCTATAGTTTTAGACATAGAAGACATAATAGAAGTATTAGCTTTGTATTGTAGAAGCAAAGCTTCTCTAGCTTGTGCGGCTGCTTTTGCCGCTTCAGCTTCATTGCGAGTAGTAGTTCCACCGCCCTTTTCACCATAATGAAGACCGCCTACAGGTGTAGGATATTCTGTATCGCCAGGATCTGTTTTCGCTAAACCTGTTGTAACCTGAGCTACCAAATCTAAGACCTGAGCTAATCTCTCAATCAAGCCATCCAATGGTCCTTTGATGACTAAAGAAAGAGCAAGACCAAAGTCACTCCATGCGGCAGCCATCTGCTCTACACCACTAGCTTGACCTTCGGTACTCTCAGCTAGTAAACCGTATCTATCTAGAGCTTGATCTAAAACAGCTTGCTGATAGGCTTGCTGCTTCGTCATAGTTCTATCAGATTCCATCAATTCTTCTTGCCGCCTACGCACATCATCGTATTGCAAACCTAATTGATCAAGACGTTGACCTCTTTGAGAAAAGAGTTCCAGGATAAGATTCTGCGTAACGTAATCAGCAGGTTCTCCGATGGATAGCGATATACCACGAATGGCTTTTGCGAATTGCTCTAGCTCTTGCTTTGAATCGGCAAACCCGACAGCCTGTAAGCGCACGACGCCAGCCATCTGCTTGCTCTTGGAGAGAGCTTCACCTGTAGCTTTATCATAAACTTCAAGAAGCTCATTAAGCTCTTCTTGGGTTCCAGCTAAAGTTTTACCAGCAAGATTCTGCCGTAAATAAGCATTGGACAGTTCATCGGCGGCAGCAATACCGCCTATGATAGCATTAGTTACAGCGGAAACACCTTGTACTAACGCTCCTCCGGCCAACCCACCCACAGCAGCACCAGCGACCGCACCGAGTCCACCACCCTTCCCCATTAAACCGCCAGCTACCTTGCCGATACCAGCGAGGGTACCACCGAAACCACCACCAGCGGCTTGCTTCGCAGCTTGAAATTGAAGTTTCAACTGAGCCATCGTAACTTGATGGTTTTGCTTAGAAGTTTGCATCGTAGCTTTAAGAGCTAGATTTTGCTGACCAGTTAATCCCATATACTTTTGATGAGCAGAAGTCAATTGCTGCATCGTAAGTTGATGATTTTGTTTAAGAATCTGAGTAGTACCCTTCATAGCTCCCATCTTTTGCTGATGAGATTGCGTATCTGCCATTGCTTGAACGGCGACAGCTTGAGTAGAAGCTTGGAAGGTCTGCTTAGACAACTGACCAGCGAGTTTAATATATCCTATCTTTTGCTGATGGGCTTGAGTAACTTGCTTTGCATCTATATTATTTTCTTGAATTGTTAACTGATGATTTTGTCTCGACAGCTGACTGACGAGTCTAAGAGATCCCATCTTGCTATTATGGGCTTGAGTATCTTTCTTTATTTGCTGATCAACCAATTGAAAATTAGTTCTGAAGTTCTGCTGCGAAGTTTGATATCTAGTTCTAGAATTCTGCATGTACTTCGCATGGGCATTATCATCAGTTTTTATTTCAGCGGTTTTGTCTTTCATCCACTGAAGATGCTCTTGCCGTGAAGCTTGATTCTTACCTTGCGTCTTAGTTAAAGCTGTCTTCGCTTTGACGGTTTCAGTAGTAGCCTTCTGAGCTTCCTCTTTAGCTTTTTGGAAGGCAGTTCTAGCTTCAGCCCCCATAATCCGCAAGCTAGCATTGACAGCGTCTAACGTCTTATCAAAGTTGACGACATCTTTTTCCATAGCGGCAGTAGCCGCCTTGATGACAGCTACAGCTTGATTTATTCCTTTGACTACAAACTCAATCTCGGCAGAGACCTTTGGGCCGTCACTACCGCCACCACCACTAAGATCGTCGCTCATGGCTCGTCTGGTTTATACTCCCATCTTCTGATGCCCCTAGTGCCTTGCTCTGCGGCTGCTAGGATTTGAGCAATACCATGTGCTGCGAAGTTACCGAATTCTGTTGGCTTCTTCTTGGGTCTTTCATAGGGCAACTTAAAATCCTGGGAAAGTAATTGCATGAGCGTATACTTCCTTTCCCATTTTGGTTGCGTAGGAGAACCGTTATTTACTTCTTCCTGTGCAGCGTTCTCGATCACACGACCAAACGTTGTGACGGCAGCATCGAACAGATAAGCGGCAAGCCGATCTTCAACACAAAGAAGATCAGAGGGACGGCTGTGGCTCGCTGATGCCGTTTGATACAACGTCCACATCTGCTGGCGATCCCGGACGAAACCTGGACAATGCTTCGGCTGGCGCAAAGACCAGACGGAAGATGAATGAGCGATCGCCAAGATCCATGTCTTCTATCGTAATCTCATCGTCCCCTACAGGTTCATCCACGATCTTAGGAGATATCAGCCCTGCCGTACAGACGATCTTCAAGCTATCCAGCATGTTGATAGCTTCTTGCTGATCTTCAGGCGTAGTTAGGAACTTCTCAAACTGATCATCCTCACCACGATCGTAGATAAGATCAAGCATAAGCGTGGTCAGCACTTGTGGAATTTTACCAAGACGTAGCAGAGCATCTGGTCGTACAGTACGAATACGAACCAGATAGCCGCTATAAGGGAGCTGAATCAGCTCCCCCTCTTCACGATTCTTGCGCCATTGAGAACCAGACGTTACGGGTAAAGTTTCCATGATTATGGAAGCATTGCGATATTGGTAGGTGGCATTGCGGTGATCGGCACATCTGTAGGATGTGTGATGATATTGATTGCTCCCCAACGATTGTCGTCCACAACTTGCATGGTCACTTCGGGAATGGCGAAAGTACCATATTCCATCTGTGCCAGCGTGAAGCCCGACATAACCTTACACTTCGGCAACCACAGCCAAGTATCACCTGTTTCTGCCGAGAGTGCCTTGAGGATAATCCCAACATAAGGCATCTTCTGTGCGCCAGCAATCATCAACTGTCGAGTTGAGGATGGTGACGAAGATGTGACTGCCTTGCCGAGTAGAATGGCTAGGGTATCTAGATTCAAACCACCCCATCTCATTTGCACCGTACCGCCAATCGCTTGAGCTGCGATGGCTGTCTGTGTATCATCACCAGTTAGAATGGCACTGATGATTTCCATCGTAACACTACCCATCTGGATAGACATAATGTCACTTCCAGCGGGAGGGGCATACGACGGTGAAGCAGGTGCGACGCCAGCCGTCCATGCTGCAATTTTGGCATCATTAAGACCAAATTGTGGTGATCCCTGTTCAAAAGGCATTGTTCTTCCTCCTAAGACTAACTATTTAACCCAATCAATAAGACCCAGATTAGCCATACCTTGAAGCCCTGCACGAAGTCTTCCAGGCCAGTAGTCCAAAGCTGGCCCTATGATGCCCCATCTACCCTGATAGGCAAACTCTAACCAGACGCCATATTCAGTATCAGGATCATAGGACATACGGATTACACCTATCGGCCCCACAGACTCATCTACGTATGCGGTCAAACCTTCGCGAGCATGGATGAGACCTGCTGGCCGTTGATCATCTGGACGATCAGTCCAGGGAGCATTGTCCTTCATCCATTGCTCAATCTGTGGTGCATAGTCATGCGCTACGAACTTCCCCGACAAGAGCACTTGATCGATGAACTCGTTTGCTATTTCGGGGAAACGCATAGTGGGTGGAACTGTCCATCTGACTCCCATAGCCATCCGTCTCCTTAGCAATTACCTCTATCAAGTTCGCTGCCGCATCCATCCAAGTTTGATGGGAAGATAACCAGTTCCTAGCTTGTAGACCAACGTGCCTACCGTAATCCGGATGCTCATAGCAATGCAGCATTTCTTCCGTTACTCTATTGACGTTAGCTACTTCCCAAGTTCCACCACCACCCAATTTGGATGAATCGTTAATATCTCGCATCTCTCCAGACGGCAGGACGATAGCCCATTCGTCCGTATGACCATCATCCAACCCTGTATTCTGCATTACAATTACAGGAAGCCCCATCATCGCTGCTTCACGATGTGGCATCCCCCAACCCTCAGAACGAGACGGCAGAGCAACACAATCTGCTTGCCGATAAAGATCCGCCATATCTTGATATTCACTTATATCCACTTTAATACGTGGATCCCAATCTTCAGCTTTCGCTATCTTCATTAGCATAGGATTGCTATTGGGCAAGCTCTTGATAATTAACCTAACGTTCTGATTGCCAGTGGTCTTGCCGCCAAAGGCTTTGTAGAAAGCATTGTACACTTCATGCCAACCCTTACGATCTCCTCGATCAGCGAGTGTAAGGAAAGTATACGGTCTATCTACCTTTTCGGTAATCAATGGGAACTCGTCTGGATCAGTACCTAGATGCACTACCGATATAGGGAATTTGAAACCGCTATCGGCAAACACATTAGCGCAGAACTGAGAAGGCACAATCAAGCGTTCTACATTCGCTCTCTTGATCTTCTTCACCGTTGCTGCCGCAAGTTTGTTCCCTTCACACATCGTGAAGAGCCAATGCTTTCCAGGTATTCGGATGATAGATCTAAGATCAAAGTAAGATATTCTAAGATCATCTGGACGTACATCCATTTGATTAAACATCCACTGTGGTCTCTCCAGATCACCAGCAGTAAGATGTTTAACATCTACACCAAATACTTGTAGATGCTTTACCATCCAAGCCGAAGATCTACCAAAGCCATTGTACTGAAGATAGTAGCTAATCCAGTTAAGTCTCATACAACTTTCCGTAATCGTTTGGACATGAAGTCTGTTCTCATCATTCTTGCGCCAGATAACCCTGCATCATCCATCAGAGGACCAGTCGTGTAAATCCATTGTGTAGGCCAATAGCTAGGAAACTTGTACCCATGCAATATCATAAAGAGCCTGTTGATGATAGCTTCTATGGTATTGTAAGCCATGTCCTGATAGACCCAACACTCTATAGCTTGATTTACACCTACGATCTTTTCCTTGATATCTGCAACTCTAGTATCAGGTATCGGTGCTCTGGCTTTAACAATGATGATCGGCAGCAAGTAACCATCTGCATCATACGCCGCTGGTGTGGAACCTCTGTTAACGCCTTCATTGGGAAGGCTTGTGTAAGGATAGATTCCACCAGTCGCCAAAGCCATCAGAGCAGAGTCAGTCTCCAGATAGGCAGTAAACGTTTCTTCTACTGTTGTGGCTGGAGCTAACTGCGCTCGATAACTAGGCGGCATCTTCCGTCCCATGCAACATATCATGCACGAAAGCGATCAGGTCAGATACGTAGTCATCCGAGGGTGTGAATCCATACTTCTCCTCGATTTGCGCTGACACCATATCGATATCGCTATCGCGATTAAGATTCTCGAAGCTGAACTCTTCAGGTTCTTCTTCCTCGATAGGAGGAGCTTCTTCCTCGAAAGGTTCTTCTGGTTCTTGCATTATCCGTATGCCTCCCAAATTGTTTGGATTTCGCCAAGTGTAGGGATGATATCTATACAACGATATTGATCACCTTCATAGACGAAAACATAGTTTTCCTTAATGTCTGTGTTCGGCAAGGTAGCGTGATTACGAATACCATATACAATGACCTTGCGCTTAGGAGCTGTACCCGCTGTACTCATGGAAGGTGTTGCCGTGTTGTCGCTTTCCACTCGTACCGCTTGCCCAGGAAGCTTCACGCCAGAAGAGTTCTTGAAGATTACCATCAGAGGATTTTCCTGGATTCTACGCCAAGATTCAGCAGCAAAAATCTGCTCTCTTATTGCTCTACTTCTAGGAGTAGCTATAATACCAGTTATCCAGGATTGTAAATCTACCATGTGTATCCCCAAGGATATTCCTTGACGCGAGGCGGCTGTTGCATCGGCTTGCCGCTTCTGACAGCCCCGCTTTCACTAGCCGAGATTTCTGCTATCTCTAACTTGGCTTCCCATCTCTCAAGCTCCTTAGCGAGCTGTGCATATCGTTGCGACGCCTTCTCTGATGTTCTGTTCTTCTGATAATCTACTTCATTAGCAGCTTGCATCAAGAGACGGCGCAACGATATAACTCTGGTAGCTATCGTTACAGAAGTAGGGTCATTGTACTGCTCGCCAGCTTCCAGGAAGATGTCATCTATAACTTCATTAGATAGACTTACCTCATCATCTGGCAGAAAGCCCAAATCCATTCGTAATCGTTGCTGCTCTAGCGTTGTAGCCATGAGCTACTCCTCAACTACTAGGTAGGCCAGGTGATCTCTTCGGTGGCACGCAGGACGTTAGCGTAGATGCCCAACCACACATCCCACACAACCTGATCCATAATGAAGCGGCTCACATCAGCGTTGCCCATGACTGATTCCAGCGATTGCTTCACAAGGCTTTGGAAATCCTGTTCCTTGTAAGCTGTGCTGATCAGATAAGCCTTGCCGAGCGTAACGCCAGGATAGGCGACGGTCTTCTTACCACGCACACCAGACCAGCCAGAGTACCCGATAACGCTAGAAACAAAGTTGACTGCTGCCGAATCCAGCGCAAAGCCTTCCTGAGGAACACGAGTCAACATGCGCTGAATCATGAAGGTCTGGGCAGGGTGACAAAGCAAGATATATGGCCCACTACGAGGATTGACTGGATCGGTCTGGGAAGACACGACAGCACTTTCCAATGTGAGTGCCCAATCTTCAGTGGTGGTGACACCCGAAGTGACAGCCGCCGTCTGATTTGCAGCCGCATAGGTCGCCGTAAGAATGGGCGAAAGATGCAGGTGATTCATCAGCGCATTATGGGCTTCACCAACTGCACGCTCGATGCGAGCAATCTGCCAAAGCTGATTGAACATCGTCAGCTTCTTGCTGTACTCCAGACCAACACCGAACTGACGTTGGGAAACTGAAGCTTCGGCAGAGCGCACATGGCCGAACTTGACTTCACCGCCTTCGAAGATTTCCTCGAAGATGAAGCCTCCTGGCCCCCAATTCTTGATGGTCAGGGTTTCTGGCAGCGAGGAATCTACGATGATGTCATAGATTGGTTCATAGAGGGTCGGCACACGGACACGGCCAGCATCAACCTCATAGCGGACGCGAGTATACCAATCCGCTGCGAAATCATCTGCACCAATGAACTCGTAAACGCTACGTCCCCCACCCTGATTGATTTCCCGAAGGTTCTTGGAAAGATCAAATCCAGGAGCGAATTGCATATACGGTTTGTCTACAACATCAGAATTTCCTAAATACTTTACAGGCATTTTCGTTATCTCCTATGCTCAGCTCAACTAAATCAAAAGTAAAAGATTAACTCGCATAAGCCATTGAGTTAGCGGCGAGCATACGACCGATCACGACGTTGTTGGCATCCTTAGCTTCCATCGCCTTGAAGAAGGCAACAGATCCAGCCGCTGGAACCTTCGTGTAAGCTGCATCTTGTGGCGTGTGACCAGTCACAGAAGCCAAGACCAAGTAAATGATCTCACCCTTCGCAACGGCCAGAGCAGCAGGAACCGTGAATTGATAGGCACGATCATCGATCGCGATGGCAATCGTTTCACCGATCTTACCATCACTTTCTGCGATGCCTACCCATCCTTGCGCCACCACAACCTGACCCTTCGCGACAGCAGCGGTGAGGGTGACGTTTACAGCTTTCCCATCATTGTCAAAATACGACAGAAGTCCGGACATTTCTTATCTCCTCATTCCTTGTGATATATCTAAAGTCTTACTTAGTTGCTGGTAAGACGAACCAAGTGCCCTTCATGCCAGGAACCCCGCCACTTTGGGTTGAAGACTGGCTCTGCGTTGGAGTGGTTTGCGACGGCCCCATTGTTTCTTGGAGTTCCAATTGCAGAGCCTTCTTCACCGACGGGCGATTGAGAACTTCAGCGTAGATGGTATCTACCTCTGCCACTGTCTTCGGGGCTTTGGATTCTACCAGTTCTACCACCATCTCACGGATGCTTTCAACCTTCACAGCTTTATCGCCTGTGCTACTGATCTCAACGATACGAGCTGTGACGGCATCCTTCTCACGTTGAGTATCACGCTCCTGGATTTTCTTAACTTCGGTTACAATATCACCGTCGCCAAGTCCAAGACTCTTGCGAATGTCTGCCGTAAACTCTTGGATAAGTGCAGCCTTGACTTCGGCAGGGAGAGAGGCAGCATCAGTCGCTTTCATTTCACGGAGGGCTTGCGCCTTTTCTTCTTCTGTCATTTTCTTAGCTCCTTGTGTTCTTACGACTATGATGCCACCCTGCTCTGCCATTTCACGGGTCAAAAGCGGAACGGCAGCAAGGTCAGCGATTCCAGCACGATCTGCTGGAGCAATATCTATTTGATTAAGACGCAGCGTAGAAGCGATCATCTTGTGTGCGCCTAACGCATCGTCCCAAACACCCTCACCTGTGGCATCAATGGAAGTAGCAATCTTGCTTCCAGTTGCTCGGTAACGTTGCAGACGTGAGCGAGATTCACCCATAGGTAAGAAGCCCTTGCCCAAAAGGTATTCCTTGACCCGCATCGCTCCCACCCAATGAACTGCTTCTGGCGGCATTGCCCATCCCTTTTGATCTGAGGATAGATGCCCCATTAATCCAATAGGCTTGCGGTCTGCAACCTGTCGCTCAAGCTCCAAGAGGAAAGCTTCATCGTAAAATCTACGATTGCCAGACAAGACGTTCGCCTTACCAATTGGTAAGGTAACGAAGACAGGCTTGGCTTCACCGTCAGTGAGTTCCTGGAAATCCACATCTTTGAACAGCGGAATTTCGGGGAAGGAACCCTGAAACTCCGAGATGATGAGGGTATCGTGGAACGCACCAGTTACGTTTTCTTCAGCCATGAGACCTCCTTACGAAATCTTCCCTGTCGAGCTAGTGGGTGAAGGGGGTGGTGTAGATGACGATGGCTGTGATGGAATTCGCGAAGAAGGTTGCTGTGATGGCTCGGTAGAATCATCCACCGTATTAGTAGCAGATTCCCCTTGCTTTTCCACGAGAGCAACAATTTCAGCTTCCGCCGCTTCCGTCACACGCTCGCGATTCTTATGCGCCTTCTCGTACTCTAAGATCGCCATGAGTTGCTCTTGCGGCAAGCCACTCTTCACTAGCTTGAGGACTTCCCCCTCAGTCAACTTGTCGTATCCAGGAACAGGTTCCTGTCCCGCAGGAGGCGGTACGGCTGGAGGAGTGATGGTGCTTTGAGTAGGATCAACCTCTGCGGAACCTTCTTCTGTTGTATTCATATTAGGATCTCCTTTAATGGTATAAGGTGCGGCAGAAGATATAGGCTGAATCTTTCTGGGTTCCGGAAGTTTAATCTTCCGAATATCCTCTTCCTTCATATTGTTACGCATAAGACCGTCGAGCTTGGCTTCCAGCGCAGCCAGCGAATTCTGAACTCTAGTCAGCTCTTGCTCTACTCGCTGGGATTCCTTTGACATCGTCATCTTCTTCTCTCCTTATATGTCTAGCGTTTCTATTTCCAACTTTAGTGCAGGATCCATTTCATTTGTCTGCTGCCGATTCTTGCCGATCTTATTGGGATCAGCAGGATCAGGTGCATTAGCCGCTTGCATCTTCAATTCATTTTCCATCTTAGCGGCAGCAAGCTCATCTCGTTTGGCTGCATCCTTCTTAGCTTGCTTCAGCACTTTTTCAGGATTCTCGATTTCGAGCGGCAGCAAGGTCAAAGCTGTTTCTTCGTCGAGTAGAGATTCCCCGAAAGCCCAAGCGACAGCATCCATAACCATGCGCCCGTTCTGCGTGAGCTTGTTCCACTGGAGCTGAGGCTCTTTATAGTCTTCGGTGATTTCCACTACAGATAGGTAAGCACCAATCACCTTAGCTGTGTACAAGAGCCAAGGAGTGCAACTCTTCTGCCGAGCCCCAATGAATACCTCGAAGACAGGCATTTGAGTCTCGGCAGAAGCCTTGCTTCCCTCAATCGCATTGCCCAATACGAATTCCGGGATCTCTAGATGCTCAAGGATTAAATAGAAGAGTAGCCCTAAGATCTTCTCGGCGTCCTGTGCAAAGGAGCCAGGAGATTCATAGGAAAAGCTAGCTCCAGATAGGGTCAGCACATCTGACATATCGATGCTAATGCTTTCTGCTTCCCGCACGCTACCATCCGGAAGCTTAGTCGCATTCTTGCTGCCGTATCTTTTCCAGAACGCATTAAGATCTTGTACCGTATTAAAAGCAATCACAGGTGTTGGACGACCCTGCAAGATGTTACCTTCTACTGAAGCTTCAAGGATTTGCCCGTAACGGTGAAACAAATCCAGTAATCCCTCGCACTCTGGATGTCCGAACTGTTCACCTTCACCTGGATGATTAGGTACATGGACGACGGGTATAATCCCAATAAGATTAGGGAAGACTCTTGTTGTAATTCTCCCCTCTGAAAACTCTTCGGTGTGTACTCGCCTATCAACATAGTAGCTATCCGTGACTATCATCTTACGTGCGCCATCATCGGGATGAGGGAACACTTGGCGGATTCGCCAGCCGACTCGTAATCCATAGTTCTTTTCATCAACAATAGGATCAACGCAATCAGGCGGTATCGTCGTAATGGATAGGTCAGGGTTGATTACGAAGAACGCATCCCCATGTTTTAAGCTACCTTCATAAGCTCTCAATATATCCTCATGGTGTACGGCAAACCATTCTTCAATCTTACGCTTTACCGTCTTACTTGGATATAAAAATGTAGGTAGATTACCAAGTACCCATGCAGGTATTTTATGGACGATAGGTCTGATAAATAAACCAGATACTTCCAACCCTGCAACTTTACAATAATATGCTCTAGTCCAAAATTTGTAGTCTGTGCGGCCCCACGAGTAGGTGGGACTCCGCATAATAGACGTTGATCTTCGGGTGAAAACCGAAAAACTACGAGAGATATCTCGAGTAACGTCATAATATAACTCTGTGATTCTATCCCAGATCTGATTGAGTCGCATTTGTCGCTCTCGTAGATGTTCTGATCACTCTGGTAGTGCGTACAAAGGGCGAACGGGTCTTCAAAGTCACGGCAGAACTAGCCCCAACTGCTTCTGGTTCGAAATTTCCTTGCTCTGGCATCTGCCCCCGTCCCGTTACGGAAGCAGATACCATTGCAACATCACCACCAAGAAGGATCAGCCGAGCACATTGCCCAAGTGCGAAGCTAGTGGCACGATCATCATGTTCGTATTCCGGAGCTTTTAGAGTGCTGCCGACAATAGAAGCAAGCTGTTGATAGGTTTGGAAATCATGTACAGACACTTCCTTGTCTTGGATTGCCTTCGTACAGTGTGTATACATCAACGCTTTGCCTCTGGTCGTGTTATGCCAACCAGGCCTGCCGTCAAAACCGTTAAGGATTCCGTCAAAAGCATCTTCAGAGAGCTTTAGCAAGACAGCATGTCCGTGATTGTTGCGCTCTACCAGCACATCAGCGTCGTTGAAGTACCTTGCCAGTTTCTGGATATAATCACCAAAGGTGTTCGGCTGAAGCCTTCCGGCCAGCACAGCTACTTCCTCGCCAGTATGTAAATCCAATACCGTCGCCGAAGACTCATCTGAGTTGGGATTGCCTTCTGCAGGGTCTACTCCTATTACATAAGCGTGACCATCTAGCGGCTTTGTGAATACTTGTAGACCAGGCAGACCCACGTTATCATCGCCCTCTAACTCCGTATAGACGGCCTCTAGCCAATCATGTGGAATTCTTTTATCTAGAGAGCGAGGCTTTAGGGCTTCGGCATCTGTAGCAGGATACTGCTCGTAAAGATCATCGAGAGCACTCGTCCGTGACAGGATATCCTGCTTTTCCAACTCATACCATCTTGTAGTCCGTCGGGGATGCACATACCAGGGCAAGAAGATGTGCGCCCAGGGAGTCTTCCCAGCTTTAGCATCGATGTAAATTTTCTTAAAGTCAGAAACAGGTTTATCCTTATCAGCTCTAGAGAGTAGTATCATCTTCCCACCATTGGCGATGGTAGGCTTGACGGCACGAAGAAGGCTATTCAAGTCTGGTGAAAGGTCTGCTTCATCCACAATAGCAAGAGTAGCAGTATAAGAGTCACCAGCAGACGTAGGAAAAGAGCGTGCTGTGGATTGATTTTCCATGCTCCATTCGGGGGCATTGTCTGTGTCGATTCTATGACCACTCCGCATCCACTCTGGCAAGCGGTCATACATACCCCGAAGACGATCTTCCGATAACAAATAAATAGCATCTATATCTCTCTTCGAAAAGATCAATACAGATGCTATAGGTCTAAAGATCATACTCCAAAGTGCGTAGGCTAGTACGAGCCAGGTTAAACCAATCTGACGAGCCTTCAACACTACGGAGAGCTGATTACTATGTATGACATCAAGGGCGGCGAGTTGTGCGGGCCAAAGTTCGAAGGGAACCCAACCGTTATCTACGGTATCGTAGATATAACAGTAGTTCTTAATGAAGTACTCTGGGCTATTGTAACATTTCCCTAGCTCTTCAGCTTCACTCGTTGTCAGTGAGTATGTAGGAGATGTCGAATAGCTCGCTTTCCTCTTCGACGGGTTTTTCATCTACGAGCTTGGCTCCGCTTCTCATAGCAGCAATTAGGGATCTAGCATCAACATGCACTTCTACATTTGTTGTATTCGTAGAACCCTTAGCTGTGTCGTAGCCTCGCTCCTTAGCTTGAGTCTTGAGGTAGAACATCAGCAAAGTGTTATCACCACGCATCCCTGCTGTTAACAGATCTTCAGCTTCATCCTTGATCAGTTCTTTAGCGGCAATCCGTATCGCTTTTGATTCCTCTAACACTTGCGGATGTCGTGTGAGGTATGCGACTAATTGAGGACGCTCCAAGCCAAGTTCGGCAGCAGCAAGTAATAGATTACCTAGCTGATTGCGTATTGCTAGAAGTACAATATCCTCGGCGATATACTCAGATTGCGGGATCATAGTCTTTTGCTCTTGTGGTTTTTATAGCCGACTACTTATGGTAGCTTACCACACTATATAATGGTTGTAAAGTGGCGCATAGCGCAATATACGGGGTTGTAACGGCAATTTGCGCCCCTGTGCAATGTGCGCTATAATAATAAGGTATACCCTTGCAGCAAGCAAGGCAAATCAATAATATTCTCAGAAAGAGAAGACACAATGCTAGAAAAGCAAACCCAAATTTCTACAGTTGCACCCCCAGACATTGGACGTATAATTTTCCTGCCAGAAACTGGTCAGGACTTTTTGTTTTTTATACCGCGAATACAAAGTCCCCTATTAAAACTTCTCAAAAGTAGTTTCTGGTTTGAAATCTTCAATCAAGAACAGGGTAAGATATATAGAGCTTCAACAAGTTTAGAAGCTCTTCACTGGCTTCGAGACAATCTTGGTCAGCTCTCCCTCTCTCCAGAAGTTAATAAATGGCGGCAAGAAGCTGGGAAAGTAACTCCTATATCTCCTGTTCCCAATCTTCCCCTTTTTGATTTCCAACGTGAAGCTGTTGGTTTTCTCATTAAGCGTAAACGAGCAATGCTTTCCTTATCTCCAGGACTTGGAAAAACTATTAGCTCTATCACAGCGGCAGAAATACTACATCCCAGTATAGATAAAATTCTCGTCGTTGCCCCCTTATCTCTTCTCTATATGTGGAAAGCCGAGATAGAAAAATGGACAGGCAGCCTTAATGAACATCATATCATTATACAACACGGCAAGAAATTTAATATCGAAGAAATGGATAGGAAAGTTCCTGGTCGTATCACTTGGGTGATTACCAATCCTGAGACAGCAACTAATAATATTCCAACCTTCTTAGCTCGCAATTTCCACTTAGCTATATTGGATGAAAGCATCCTGTATAAAAGCAGGGATTCTAAACGCACTAAAGGTATGAAGCGTCTAGCCAAAGCAATCCCCTATGTATGGGAATTAACAGGTTCACCCGCTAATCGTATGCTTGATGATCTTTGGTCGCAATTTAATATCTTAGATCCCAAAGCATATTCATCCTATTGGCGGTTTGCTCAAGAATACTGCATGGTCAATCCCACGACTTGGGGAAATCAAGTCATAGCTAATAAGCTCGGCAGCGAAGCTATAATCCAAGAGAGGTTCAAGGATATTTATTTTGCTCGTTCGCAGAGCGAGGTATTAGATATACCAGACTGGATCTTCGAAGAAATAGATGTACAGATGAAGCCTCGGCAGGAAAAAGCATATCGTGAAATAGCTACCTTTTTCTCCACTGAGTTAGACAATCTGGATGAAGATGGTAAAGTGCTGAACAAACAAATAGTTACTGTTGACAATCATCTAGCCAAAGTTGTAAGACTTATTCAGTTAGCCAGTAATCCAATGCTACTTGATGGGGACAATGAAAGCGGTAAATGGGAAGCTCTTCCGGAACTCATGGAGATATACCCATCTCCCTGGATTGTATGGGTAAGTTTCACCAGATCAGCCTATTATCTTGCAGAAATGCTAGGACGCAAAGTAGATAG